GGCACCGTTAACCCGGACGGCAGCGTCGAACCGGGCTCGATGACGACCACCACGTATGCCTGCCGCGTCGCGCCATCGGGCGGCCCGCAGGAGACGCTGATCGCCGCCCGCCTGACGGACGTGACACCGTTCACGGTGACGCTCCCCTATGACGCCGTGGTGAGCGAGAAGGACACTATCACGTACGCGGGCGGCGTCTTGCAGGTGATGGGCGTACTCGGGCCGGGCACCTACCAGACGAGCGTACGGGCCGTCTGCCGTCGCATTACGTAGGGGCAGGCCATGATTATCATCTCCGTGGGCACGCGCCCGCCGATTCCCGCGCCCTACCTCCTGCCCCTCACCTGCCCGAAGTGTGGCACCGTCTTTCAGTTGGGCGCGGGCGACATCGCCATCAACGTCAACGACCCGACGGGCGGCCTCTGGATGATGACGGAGAACCCGCTGGGCGGCGGCGGCATCACCGGCCTCTGCCCCTTCTGTCAATCGCGCATCGCCTTTCGCGCGAGTGACCTGCAATGAGCATCACAGCGGGCGTGGTGGTGACGGTTGACCTGAGCGCGATTGACGCCCTGATCGCCACGCTGACGGCGAAGATCGAAACGCTGATCGAAAAGTACCTGATTTTGATTGAGGACGATGCCAAACACCTTGTGCCGGTGGATACGGGGGCACTTCGTGATTCGATTACCCACACGCTCGAAGCGATGGCCGGTGAAGTGACGGCGGGCAACGATACCGTGGACTATGCGCAGTTCGTGGAACGGGGTACATATCGGGCGGCTGCTCAACCATTTATGAGACCTGCGTTTGAGCGGTACGCGCCAAGTTTCCTCGCGGAGTTGCAGGCAATGATCGGCGGTGTGTAGATGCCCCTCACCAGCAAACCCCGCGCCGTTGATACGGACGTGCTGCTTGACGGTGCGCGCGCCGCCCTGCTCGCCAATACGACCATTGCGGGCATCACGACGCAAATCTACCCACGCGCCGCGCCCGAAACGGCCACCGCCCCGTACATCATCCTCGCCCTCGCCTCCGTCGTCTACGCATCGCCGTACCAGGATCCGACGCTGAACTGCCTCCTGGATGTCTCCTGCTACACGGCGGGGTGGAGCACAACGACGGTGCGCGCGATGCTCAAGGCCGTCCTCACCGCCCTTGTGGATACCGCGTGGACGGCAAGCGGCGTCAACATCGAGAGTGCCAATATCGAGGAATCCGGTACCGGCGTGCGCGATGTGGATGTGGTGGCGAATGGCACGATGGTACGCGGGAAACAAGTCACAATCAGAGTTCGGGCCAATCTGTTGTAGCAGTAAAGGAGAAAGCAGTGACCGAGAAGAAAGCAGCGACTGACGATCCCCGCCGCGAGGCCGATGCGCCGGTGGAGAAGCCGCGCTCGCCCGAAGAGGAAGAGGCGATCCGCGAGGCATTGCAGCGCAAGGCGGAGGCGGCGCGCATCATCGTGGTACACGCGAAGGACTGAGACGGGTATTGATTGGCAATCGCAGGAGGACGCGCATGAGATGAGCGACAAAGAACTCTGGCATGCGATCCGGCGCGCCCTGCTGCTCGTGATTGCCGCAATTGAGAAACGGTGGCCTGTCTAGGGTCGCCGTTATTGTTTCACCCCTGAACGCCGCGCCGGTTCGCCCGGCCCCGCCCACGGGATGAGAGCCGCCGCGCTGTGCGCCCGCTCTTTTAGCAATACGCTAAAGGAGTATGCACAGTGGCTAACTTGCAGCCGATCACCGGAACCGACGGTTACATTGCCCTAATCAACGGCGCGTCCACGACAACGCTCGCGCAGCCCTGCTCGCAGATTCTCGGCATGCCGGGCGGCTCGATTGTCTATCCGGCGATGCAGATTTATCAGGTGACGGCGCGCACGCACAAAGTCCTCGACCCGCGCGTAACGCCCGTCGTTTACAACAATGGCGCGTCCATCTCGCCGACGCAGTACAAACTCTTCTACGGCGCGGGGATCATCTTCTTCTACGTGCCGCTCACGGGTACGCCCGTCATCACGATTGACGCGGCGTGGATCTCCACCGCCTCGGCAACGGATGTCGTCGGGCTGCTGCACGTCAACAACTGGCAGTTGACGATGACCGGCAACCAGATTCAGGGCGATGAGTACGGCAAGGTCATCATGCCGGAGTATCGCGGCAAGATGGCCGGGACGTGGCAGTTTGAACGCTACTCGTCCTCAACCGGCATTGACCTGTTCAACATGATGCTCACCCAGTCGTACTTCATCTTCGCCCTCTACGAGAGCCTGAGCGCCAACCGGTACTGGGTGCTCTATGGCGACCTGACCTCCAACCCGATTTCGGCACCCGGCAATGGCATGGTCTCCGGCGTCGTCAACGGTGTGATGAGGGAAACTCCTACCTTCGTCAATGAAGCACTTTGATCTATTAGTGTAAGCCTATCTTCGTTTCGCAGCCCCCCACTCGGCGGGGGCATTCGTTTGTGCGGGCGCGCGGCGGCGGGGCAGCCTTCCCCTCCCCAAAGTCGCGCGCCCCGTTCGTAAGGGGAAGCATCCATGACAGGTAAGACGATGGAAAGCAAGACGCCGATCACGATTGAGGAGTTGAAGGCGAAGGTACAGGCGCGGTACACGGGGCAACTCTTCGAGCACCCCTACGGCTACGGCGCATTTGAGGTGGCACGGTTGAAGCGCACCGAGCGCGAGCAGATCAACACGGCCTGCCGCAAAGCGGACGGCACCTGGGACAATATGCTGCAAAACCGCATGGCGGCAGCGTTCGGCCTCGTCAACCCGCGCATCGGCGTCGAGGAACTGAAAGAGTACCCCGACGACTTCATTGAGGGAATCGCGGAAGAGGTCTGGCGGATCAGCAACGATTACCGGGACGATACCGCGAAGGGTGACGGTGAGCCGGTAAGTTTTTTTACGAAGATTTCGCCCGGTACGGCCTCGCCACTCGCCTCGGAAAAACCATTGATGAAATCAACGCCCTAGACGATGAGCAGGTGGATCGCCACGTCGCGTGGTGCGAAATCTTCGATGACAGCCCGTTCGGCGCGACCCTGCGTGCCATGCGTACGCGCACGGCCAACGAGCAGGCGCAGGACGTGGACTGGTACACGCACTTCAAACTCGGCACGTTCGCAAAGGGCGATGCCCCGGTTGAGGATGCGGTGCGCCCCGATCCTGACCGTGCGGCGGCGATTGACGCGCTCCTGATGGGCGGCTAGACCGGAGCGCAGCCGTCTCCGATGGCAGTGGCGATGATGAGCGGCACGATCAGGCGTGAACCATTTGCCGCCGCACTCGCGCTACCAGCGGTGTCGGCGGCGATCTGCGTGTAACTGACGGCATCGGGGCAGCGATAGTTAAGAAGCGCGGTATCAACGGCCTTGAAGCGGTCGCCACTCGCCAGCGCGACAAACTGTGCGCCCGTCATACTGCCGAGCGGGACGGAACCGAGCACGACCGCCGGGGTCGGGACGCGGGGATCCATGACGAGCGGCGTTTCCGTTGCCGTCGCGCCCCCGCAGCCAACAAGCACGACCATGACAAGTATCACGACACAACGACGCATTCCATCCTCCCCTTATTGATTCCGCACGACCGCCGGGCAGTATACACCCGGCGGCACTACGTTGGAGGCACCCGTGGCTGATTCCACCGTTCGCGCCTCCATCGAAGTGCTCAACACACCCGAAGCCATCGCACACTTGCAGGCATTCCGGGCGGAGTTGGCCGGACTCGGCAATGCGAAGGCAAAGGTCGGCGTTGATGCCACCGAAGTCGCGGCGGCGCGGGCGCAACTCGATACGCTCACTCAGACCGTGCGGGGCAGTAGCGGCAATCTCAATCTCAAGGTTTCGTCATCGGGCGCGCAGGATGTGCTCGCGCAACTGCAATCGGTAAGCGCGGCGGCGCGCGAGGTGCAGGCCGGCGGCGGCAAGGTCAATGTCGCCATCGCGACGACGGGCGGCGTCGTCACCGAGAACGAACTGCGCGCCATTGCTGCCACCGCGAAGGACGTGACGGACAAGGGCAAGGTCGTCATTGCCCTCTCCGCGACGGGCGCGCAGCAGGTGGAAGCGCAAATCGCAGCAGTTGAGGCGGCGGCAGCGCAACTCAAGGGGCAGAATATCTCCTTTGCCATTGACACGACGGGCGCGCAAGAGGCGGCGGCGGCGGCAAAAGAGGAAGCGGCAGCCCGCAAAGAGGCAGCGGTGGCGGCGAAGGCCGAACGGGACGCCCAACGCGAAGCCCTCGCCCTGCAAAAGGAGCAACTGGCAGCCGAGCGCGAGCAGGCCGCCGCGCAGGACGCGCGTGTCCAGCAGTTGAAGTCGAGCGCCACGGTCGGCGGTCGCTCCATCGCGGGTATCCCCCTCAATGCCGCCGCGCCTGCCGCGCTCGCCGGTATCGGCCTCGGCGTCACGAAACTGGCTGCCGATTTCCAGACGATGACGACCAATATCCGCAATAACACGACCGAGACGAACGCCGATTTCGCGGCGATGAATGACACCATCAAGAGCCTCTCCGCCGAGAGCGGCGCGTCACTCGACGCGCTCGGCACCGGCTTTATGCACGCCTTCAACCTCACCGGCTCGGCGGCACAGGCGACGACCGACCTGTCCGTCGCCATGAAGTCCGCCGTGAGTACCGGCAGCGACGTGAATGCCACGACCGATGCGCTCGCCAAGACGATGCACCAGTTCGGCATCGAGGGGAGCGGCGCGGCCGCCACGATGGACACGCTGCACACGGCGAGCGCGTTGGGGAATACGACATTAGAGCAGTTCATCGGTTCGTCCGCGAAGGCGATGGTCACGGCGGCATCACTCGGCATCTCCCTCAAGGATGTCTCGTCGGCATACGTCGGCCTCACGAAATCTGGTTTTGACGCGGGCGAGGCGAACACGCAACTTGCCGCGCTGATGACGCACATCATCAATCCCACCGCAGCGGCGAAGAAGGAAATCGCGGCGCTTTCCCAGCAGACCGGCGTCGATCTCGTCCACGATTTCTCTCTGGCGGGCGTGCAGACGAAGGGACTGACCGGCGTCCTCACGGACCTGCGCACCGCGACAGGCGGGCAGGAAGACGCGATCCTGAAACTGATCCCGGCGCAACGCGGCGGTATCGGTGCATTGGCGCTCACCACGAGCGCCTACAAGGACGTGATCGACGCGGGGACGCAACTGGCGGCGGTGCAGTCCGGCCAGTTGACGCCGACGGCAGACGCCTACGCGCGCACGCAGGAGACGCTCGGCTTCAAGGTCGGCGTTTTGGGTCAGCAATTCAAGCAACTCGGCATCGACATGGGCGACGCCACCATCGGCCCGGTCTCCGCCGTCATCGGCGCGCTCAGTCACATCCCCGATGGCGTCGATAAGGCCGCTATCGGGTTTGGGGTGGCCGCACTTGCCGTCAAGGCACTCGGAGCGGCCTCTGATCTGCTCGTGGCGGGCACGGCGAAACTCGGCACGGCCATCGCGGGCGACGCGGCGGCGATGACGGCAGACACCGCTC